ATTCTCGGTCCGTATCGCAGCAAAGACAAGTCTCGTAAACTTGCCGATGCTTTGCACGCGTTATCTCGTGTCATTACAGTGCCCGCGATCGACGTTCACCTCTTTGAGGCGATTCGAGCACGATACGAGATCCGTCTCAACGTGGATGAGGAGAATCGAAGTGTCACCTCAGACCAATGGGTGGAACGGGCACTCCTGGGATACGGATGTCCAATCCATGCCTACTACGGAGACGGTCCTAAAGCCGGTCGTCGGCCTGCCGCATGTACCTGTATTCAGCGACAGCAACGAGGGCTGGAAGTCCGCAACGGTGGAGATGGAACCACCGGACCCGCAAGAGGAGGAAGAAAGCGAGTTCGAGCAGAAGCCCAAACGGCGTCTGAAGGCCAAAGTGACACCTCACGGTCCAGTTTACGAGGACAGTGCGGACCTACTGTACATAGCCTTCGCGAAGACTTTCGGGGAGATACCCTACCCGGCTTATCAGCTGGAGTGGCGGTTGGCACTGCTCGAGGACCCGAGCAAACCGAAGCACACCGAGCTGCAATACGTTCGGTCTATAGTGCAGCGTCCTCTGTTGAGGGAAGGCGAAAGCCTATCGCACGCGCTGAGGTGGTGGAGAATCATATCCATAAGCGTTCTTACGCTGGTCTCCCTCATCTGTGTGCTAATGAATTTGCTCTGGAGACCGGGCTACGGCTCTCTGATGCGATTGCTGACGGGAGACGGGGTTTTGACCCCTATATGGTTGGTCGTAGGATCCAGCCTGGCCTGTTTGGTCCAAAGACTCGCTTGGTATGGATGGCACCGCTTGCGTCGACAATTATCGGTCTTGCATTCTCCAAGCCGGTTCAAGAAGCGTTGGCGAGAAACCGTCCGTACATCTGGGGATATAGACATCACGAAGAGGGAGCAATCCTAGCTGAATTTAGCGGGAGGTTCCGTTACGCGTATTGTCTGGACTGGTCGCAGTTTGACTCGTCCGTCCCAGCGAGCCTGCTCAACGACATGTTCCGTGTGGTGCGGTCCATGCTTGAGCTCACAGCCGAAGAGGATGAGTTGTTTTGGCGTTATGTCAACGACTTCATTCACACTAGGATCGTGCTGCCTGATGGGAACATCTATCAGGTGCATCGTGGCGTGCCGAGTGGGTCGGCGTTTACGTCATTGATTGACAGCATGACGAATGTTTATTTGTCAAACTATGTCTGGTATCGTCTTACAGGCAGAGTGCTGTCGCACGAACAGCTCCTTGTGATGGGAGATGACGTGGTCATCGGTAGTGATGAGCGACTCCAGCTGGCGGAGATCGCCCAGAAGGCCGAGGAACTCGGATTCAAACTAAATAAGGTTAAGTCTGTGATCGTGAACACTCGAGAAGAGGGTGCTGGCATCCACTTCATCGGTCATTCGTGGGAGCACGGACGTGCACGTCGTCCGAAGCGGGAGCTACTGCAGCGAGCGTCTCTTCCAGAGAGACACGCTGAGCAAAGTCTTGCCCGGTCGTTAACTCGACTTGGTGGGTACGCTCTAAGTTCAGTTGATGGACTGATCATCCTCATTGAACTTTACCCGGATGAGAGTATCACAGGGTCGGTTCTCAAGTACCTTGATGATTTACGTGGTCACGGAGGCGGATCAGGGTTGCGG